TGTGGGTCACGCCGCAGTATCAGAGCTGCGGCGCTAACGGCTGGACGGGGTGGCAGCCGCTGATGTTCGAGGGGTCGCGGATGACGAATTTCCAGACGTCGTCGGGCGCTCCGTCGACCTATGAGGCCGGCGATAACAACGGCCAAGGGTCGCCTCTGCCTGGGGCTGTGGTCCCGTGTACCGGGTCGGGCGCTTCTTCGTCGCCGCAGACGGGGCCTGGCGGGGGCGTGTGGTTGCTGATCGGGACCATGGTCAACCCGGCGCCGGCACCGTCGCCGAGCAAGTGGGCTGGCCTGTGGAACGCCGACTGTGTGTATTCGGCGACGAGCCCGTGCGTCGGCTGTCAGAACAACGGTCCGGAGACGTTCACCGCGCCGGCCCCGCAGACCACGGAATGGACGGAGATCACGTGGACTGACAACAACTACGCGAGCTGCACCGACGTCACATCGACCTCACAGCAAACGTTCACCGACACGTTCCAATCGGCCGAGGAATACAAGACCCGCCAGCACGAGCACGTCGGTTTTCCTCGGCAGGGCACTTGCACGGTCGGGAGTACGTACGGCCGGTGTGTACAGGCTACGACTCAGGGGTCAGGCGCGTGGTGCGTGACTGCGACGTGCGCGTCGTCGGCGATGAGCACCTACCCGAACCTGCGGCAGTTCCTCAATCACGCGATCGGCGTGCAGAGCGGCGGCAGCACGACGCCGGCCCCGGGCACGGTCGCGGTTCCTAGCGGGTGCGTGGGCGCGACGCCGGCCGTGTGCAAGACGCTGCTGCAGCAAGCAGGCTTCACGGCCGCTCCTGCCGAGACGACGCTGACGCCGGCTCAAGCGGACCTCACGAAGCCGGCCGGCGCGGTCGTGACGACAGCCCCCGCCGCTGGAACTTACGTCGACACGGGCACGGTAGTCACTCTCGATGAGAACCCGACGCCGTTGCCGCTGGCGATCCCGGCCCCGCTGAGCGGCGGCGAAACCTACTCGGCGTACATCGCACGGCTGCGAACGCTCGGCTTTGTCGGCACGATCAACGAGGTAGACGTCCCGGAGTCACAGATCGACACATCCGTCGGTCCGCAGGACGTGGTGCAGACGAATCCGGCCGAGGGCACGCAGGTCGCGCCGTCGACGCAGATTACGGTCGAAGCCAACCCGTCGGACGCGCCGCCGGCCACCGGGTCGGGATCGGCTCCGGTCGGGCCGACGCTGCCCGGGATCATGCTGCCGGGAGCGCCGACGCCCTGCACGGTATTCCCGTTCGGGGTGCCGTGCTGGCTGAAGAACCAGCTCGGCTCGTTTGTCTCGGCGACTCCGCAAGCACCATCGTTCTCGATCGGCACGCCCGCGCTGTTCGGCGGCGGGAGCATCGACGTGAATCTCGATCACCCGTTTGGCGCTGACCTCAGTTCGATCATGGCGGTGGTCCGAGTGGTGCTGCTAGCGGTGTCGATGATCGGCCTTGTGGTGTGGCTCGCCGGGTTCGCACTCGGCGGCTCGACGGGCGGCAGCGGCGGCGGTGCGGAAAGTGAGAGCTGATGCTTTCCGTGCTCGGGTTCGTGCTCGACGGGATAGAGCTGATTGGCACCTACGTCCTGTGGGCGGGGGAGACGCTAATCAACGCCATCGGGGCGGCTGTCGTCGCGCTCTACGCGCTGCTGATCGCTCTGCTGCCGTCAATGTCAGACGCCCCGGCGATCGGTCATCCGCAATGGCTCGATTGGCTCAGCTGGTTCTATCCGGTCGGGGATCTGATTGCCGGCCTGGCGGTGATCGTCACCCTGTGGATCGGCTTTCTCGCGGTCCGGTACGCGCTGCGGTTCATAAGGGCGGTGTGACGTGCTCTTAGGCGTGCTGAGACGATGGAAGCTGCTGGCGCTAGTCCTGGTGGCCGTCGCGGTGGTGGGCGTCCTAGGTGCGCTCAGCGCGCGGCACCTGCGCCCCGGCCGCGTGCTCGGCTGCATCTACCACGCGCTGGCGCTCGGCCGTGACGCCGGCCACCGACGTTATCTGTGGAGCACCTATCACGGGCTGCGCGCGGTCCGTGACTGCCGGGTCGCCTGGTACGGGCAGCCGGCCGGCGACAGACGGACCGCGCATACAGCGTTCGACGGCTGGGCACAACGCGGCGAGGCCGGCCACCCGACGGAGTTGGAGACGTACCGATGAGCCGCCGGCACTCCCTCCGCTACGAGGTCTACATGCATTCGTGGCTGTGGCGGCTGCGACGGTGGTTGTGGTTCCACCAGTCAGATCGCCGCTGCGAGCGGTGCGGCTGCCCGCTGGTGCTCCACGCCCGCGACGCGGCGGCGATGGCGATGCAGGGCCAGGCCGCGCGCGTGCTCTCGGTCCACCACCGCCACTACCGCACTCTGGGCCGCGAGCGGCGCTGCGACGTGCAGCTGCTCTGCTCGATCTGCCACCTGGGACAAGACTGGTGGCGACACAAGCCACGTCAGCCGGCGGGAGTCGCGCCGTGATCGCCAGCAACGCGATTGCCCTGTGCTGGATCCTGCTCGTCTGCTCGGCGATCGCCTGCTTGGTGAGGGTCGGACCGTGACGCCCGTGCTGATCCTGGTGGGCGCAGGACTGGTGGCGTCGAAAGCCACGTCAGCCGGCGGGAGTCGCGCCGTGATCGCCAGCAACGCGATCGCGTTGTGCGGGATCCTGCTCGTCTGCTCGGCGATCGCCTGCCTGGTGGGGGTCGGGCCGTGAGACTGCTGTACGCGGCGCAACGGTCCGGAGGGATGCGGTGGCTCCTGGTGAACGACGCCGGCATGATGCTTGCGTTCGGCGCGGTGGGGCAGGGGTGATGCACCGGCGTCATTTCGTGTCCAGTCGCTCTCAGCGAGCGCACTTGCTGGCCGGCTGGAACGACGCGAAGGGGTGCGCATTCACGCGGTGCGGCCTGTCGGTGCGCCTGCCGGGCTGCTACGCGGGTGCGGGCACGGTTGTCGGGCCTGTCGCGCCCCGGTGTAAGCGGTGCTGGCTGTGAGCATCTACCTTCGGACCGGCCAGCCGGGGCACGGTAAGAGCTACGGCGCTATCCGCGTGATCCGCGACGCCCTGGAGAACGGGCAGTGGGTCGCGACGAACATCGAGCTCCGCGACGGGTGGGCGGAGGTCATGGCGAAGACCAACTGGTTCCGCCGGCTGATCCCGGGCCGGGTGCGCAAGGTGGCTGCCGACTACGAGCGGCGGACCTACATCACGCACGACCTGTCCGAGTTCGCGCGGCTGCGCCTCCCGCCGTGCAAGAAGTGCGACCAGTGCAAGAAGGGGATGCGCTGCCGCAAAGAGGGGCGCGGGCGGCTTGTCTTGGACGAAGCTCACAACTGGCTCAACGCTCGGACCTGGGACGCTGACGAGAGCGGCGAGGCGCGCACGCGCGCCGAGGCGACGCGCAAGCGACTCAACGTCGTCCGGCTGTTCAGCCAACACCGAAAGCTCGGCTGGCACGTCGACCTCATCACACAGGACGAAGCCAACCTAGACCGCCAGGTGCGATCGCTGTTCGAGTATCACGTCCATCTCAAGAACCTGCGGAAGTTCCGGGTCCTCGGCCTCGTGCCGATCGTCCCGTGCAACCTGTTCGTTGCGGTCACTCACTGGCACGACAACGACAAGAGCCGTCTGGGCGTCGAGACGTTTCTGCTCAATAAGAAGCTGGCCAGGTGCTACGACACGACCGCCACGAGCCACGGCCTGGACTTCGACGCCCCCGACGCGATCTACCTCGGCGGGCTCGAGCACCCCACGGCTGCGCCAGCAGTCGATCCCAAGCCAACAGCGGGGCCGCCCGACGGCAGTCAAGGGAGCGAAGCGACCTTGACGGCCGAGCAGGCCCCGCTACCCCCCGACCAAGCCGCAGCGCCCGCGCTACGGCGGCCGGAGGGCGGACGGCCGGCAGGACCGCCGTCAGGCGGGCCGGACGGCCGCCCGCAGGCCGCTCCGCCGACGCCGGACGCCGCGCCGGCCACGGCGGTGCTCGCGGCCGACGCGGCCGGCGCCTCTAACAGCCGATCCTGTCTCTCTACAGAGACAGGTGGAGGACTCAACTATGTGGAGGGGTGAGTTCATCGAGGTAGCGGACGATGGGCGTCGGTGGGCGTGGTGGGCGTGTTGCCGGTGCGGGCGCGAGCTGCTCGACGGCGACTCGGTCGGGCGTGGGTTCGGCCCGGACTGCTGGCGTCAGCTGAGGCGGAACCCGCAGGGGCACGTGGTGGCCGCGGCGCTGCGCAGGTCGGCGCGCGCGCAGGACCGCGAGGCGTACCGTCGGTGGCGGGTGTGGGACCGCAACCGACGGGAGCTGGGATTGATCGCGGCGGGGAGGGAGGCCGTCAGGCTGGAGGGGGTGCAGGGCGAGCAGCTGCGCTTCGGAGACGCTGGTGCGCGTCACTGAAGCCGGCGTCGATACGTGGTCGCTGTCGTGGTACGCGGACCGGGACGGGCGCTGCGCCCGGTATATGCGTCAGCTGGCGACGGTGCCAGGCGCGCGGGGGTCGCGGCTTCTGCCGGAGTCGATCGCCGGCCACCGGGTGGGCATGTTCCCGACGGGGCTGCTGTTCGCGGAGGGCCGGCCGGACCCGGGAGGGCTCTGTCGGCCCTCAGAACTGACGGTGAGGGCGCTGGAGGTGCAACAGGGGCTGATCGCCCGCGGGGTACCGCTAGAGGGCGGTGAGCGGCCGTTCATGAGCCTGGGGGACATGTCGGAGGGGTGGGCGGGCCTGCGGCGGCTCGACGTCACGGTGAACGTCGACGCAGCGACCCGCGCGGAGGGGCTCGCGCTGCTCGCCGGCATCGCGGCCTGCGTTCGCGACGCGCCCGGGCAGGCCGAGGTTCGGTACGGCCTAGATCGACACGTCGAGACGGTCTATCTACGCGGTTACGGCGGCAAGCGCGTGCTCGGCCGCTGGTACGACAAGGGCCTAGAATCCGCCAGTGATTACCGGGGTTTGCTGATCCGCGCTGAGGATCAGCGGCGGTGGGGCAAGCTTGACAGGCGCGACCCGTGGGAGCTTGACGCTGCTGCGCTGGCGGGGTTGTTCCGACGTCGGTTCTACGCTCTGTGGCAAGCGACGAAGGGAGTAAGGGTGGCGGGTCCGGTGGTGCTGGCCGAGCGGCTTGTGGAGGCGGTAGCAGAGGGCCGGGTGACGCCGCAGCAGGCGACGGTGTTGTGCGGGCACCTGATGCTGAAAGTTGTCGCGGGCCGCAACGGGGCAGGGATCGCGCGCTCAACGATGTATCGGTACGAGAAGCGTGCGCGAGAGCTTGGGCTTGTGGTTGCGGACGGTGTTCTCGAAGAGGTCGAGGTCGACCTGGGCGACGTCCTGGAACGCGTCCTCGACACAGACGCATGGGAGCGGCGCGGCTGACGGGTTCCGTCCGGTGTCGTTGTTATGAATTGGCTGCCAATTCATAACAACGACTGGGAGGACGAAGGTGGCTACGCCCGAGAGCAGGATCGAAGTGACGCAGGAGATTATCGACGGCGCGAAGGGGCGCGACTCGTCGCACTGTATGGTCGCGGACGCTATCAAGGAGCAGTTGCCGGGCGCTAAGCGGATCTTGGTGGATATCCAAACGATTCGGTTTAGCCGCAAGGGCCGGCGGTTTGTGTTCTTGACGCCGCGGAGGGCGCAGCAGGCGATCGTGTGGTTTGACCAGGCGGACCCGAGGCTTGAGCCGTTCGCGTTTTCGCTTGGCAAGCCGGTGCAGACGCACGAGGCTCGGGATCGGAAGGAGCGGTCGGACGGGCAGCGAAGATTGGCGCTGGACGGTGACCATATGCCGACGATTCGGGGGGGCACTACGCCGCCGGTGGCGGCTCTGGCTGCTGGGCCGAGCCGCCGGGCCGATCGGACGCCTAGTGCGGCGTCGGTGGAGAGTGGGCGGTTCCGGCAATACGGGCTTCGGGGTCTGCGATCGTGACATCGACTGTTGCCTGCGCTGCGGCAAGCCGCTGCGGTCGTGGCTGGCACGAGTGGAGGGGTTCGGGTTGCAATGCAGGGAGCGCACGCCAGCCGCGACGCGCGCGGCCGTGCGGGAGCTGGCGGCGGCGGACGCCGCGGATCTGGCCGAGCTCAGCCAGATCCGCGGCCGTCGCCGTTACTCTCCGATGAGGATGCGCCGGTCGAATTCGTCGGGGCCGAGGAAGTCGAGTCGTCGCGCGTAGATGCGCTTCCAGCTGCGCAGGATGATCGGGTTGACGCCGCGGTCGTTGAGGTCGGCTGCGAACCGCATGATGTCTGCGAGCTGCCCGCACGTGACCTTGCGGGCGTCGGTCGCGGGGTCCGCGGCCAGGCGGGCCAGCGCGTCGATGTACGTGACGCGGTTGTCGTGCGCGGCGCTCATGACTTGCTCCCCTTGCGACGGCGGGACGCTGTCGCGCGTTTGGGGCGCTTGAGAGCGGCGAGAGAGCGCCGTTGCGAGTCGTCCAGCATCCCGACGCCGGCCATGCCGTCTAGCGCCTTCACGATGGCTGTCAGCTCGGCTGCCGCTTGGTCGCGGCGAGCTCTCTGCTCCTGGGCGCGCTCGATGAGCTCGTCAATGCCCATCATGACTGCCGGCCCCTTCCGAACCGGATCTCCGCGCGCAGCTGCGCGACCTCGAACGCGACCGCTAGGAGGGCCTCCTTGAGGATGTCCGTGTCGGCGTTACCGTCGTCCCCGGCGTAGGTGTGCCGGGCTCGGTCGGCGTAGGGGTTGTACTGCTCGAACCGCTCCTGGCGGCTCGGACCTTCTGCGTTGGCTCCCATCGTGGGTGCTCCTTCCCGGGGCTCGGCCCCGTCGTTGGGTGGTCTGCACCCGAGGCGAGCTGAGGGGAACGGCCCGACCGCAGGGAGGGTGCCGGCGCGACCGCAGGGAGCACATAAGCCGGCAGCTGTGCCTTGGCAAGCCGCCCTCAGCGAAGCGTGCAGACCACCCGGACGGGCGGGTTCGCCCTAGGGTGCTACCCCAGACTTTTGGAGTGGACGAATGTCCGAGGGCGTGCGGTTTCGGAGACGGCTGGGCTGTGCAAGGGGGCCGCGGGGTGGCCATAAAATGCCTGCAAATCGCGGTAATGCTCGATAATCGGGCAGCCGTGAACCGCTACGATGTGCGGTGCCTCCTGGGGTCGGTCATCACTCTCTAGCCGGAGCGACTGGCTCCCGGGGGCCTTGATTTCGTCTGGATGCGTTGGTAGTTGTTCCCGGATCATGCTCCGGTTAGAGCACGGCAGAGATGGGGCGCGCGGGTCGTCCACCTGTTGGGGACGTTCGCAACCACCATTGAGCGGGACGGCGATGCGGGACATCTGCTGTTCGGCCCGCGCGTGTGTTCGGTCCGGAGTTCCACTTCTCTTGAGAGGGGGCCCCGTGGCTCAACGCATCCCATTCACGCTCGACGCTGAGTATCGCGGCCGTCAGGCCGAAGGCGGCGAGTTCCTAAACGACGCCGGGGAGACCGTGCAGTTCGGGCCGGCGTACAAGTTCGAGTACGACCTGCCGGACGGGGAGCCGGAGGTTCTGGCGCTCCGCGAGGGCGCGGTGGATAAAGCAGCTGACTTCGACGTGACGGAGCTGAAGAAGGGCGAGCGAGTCGAGTTGGTCGGTGAGTGCGTCATGGCGGACCGAAACTCCGACCGCTCGTCATTCACGCGGCTCTACACGATCCGGCGCAAGAGCGCCGGCAACCTGCGCGCCGCCAGCTAGGCCCCCCCGCTGTGAGGGCGCGCGCCGCGTTGGTCGGGCTTCTGCTGGCGGCGGTGGCGATGCTGCCGCCGTCAGCCGTCGCCTACTCCACTCCCTCGGGGCTGAACCCGGGGAGCTATTCCGCGCTCTGCCCGCCGCGGCCGTCGGACGCTTCCGCGTCGTCGGGCAACCCGGTGCTGATCGACGGCTCGCAGTCGATCCCGGCCAACGGCAGCGCGTATTTCACCGCGAGCTCTAACGCGCCGTCCGGGCCGGCGGAAGTCTCGGTGCAGGACGGCGGGAACAAGATGAGCGTCACGGTCCAGGTGCAGGACTCGGGCGGGTCCTGGCATTCGGTCGCGTGGTGGGTCGACGACTCGAGCGGCGCAGCCGCCGGTACTCAGGAAAACCAGGGCTACGGCGTGACCCACGACGTCTACCTGCCCGGTGGCCTCGTGCGGCTGTGGGTGCAGAACTACTACACCGCCGCCGACACGTTTCAGGCGCGCCTTACGATCCAGGGCGTCACAGCCGGCGACGCCACCGTGTCGCAGGAGATCGCCGACGGGTGCTACCGCCGCGAGCAGCTGTTCTCGACGCAGCACTCCGATCTGACGTCGATCGACTCCGACGTGAAGGCGCTCACGGCGAACGGCGCGACCCTCTCCACGCTCGACACCGATCTGAGCAACGTCAAGAGCGCCGTCAACGGGCTCACCGCTAACTCGGTCACGCTGTCGACGCTGGACGCGGACCTCCGCGCGATCGACTCCGACGTGCAGGCGGTGAAAGCGGCCGTTCAGGCGAACGGCAGCGGCGGCAGCTCGTCGCCGGCCGTGGTCCAGCTCAGCTCCGCAGACCGCCAGCTGTCAAGCGATATCGGGACGCAGCTCGACGGCGATATCTGGGTGCTGATCGGCGCGCTGGTCGGCACGCTGCTGCTGATCGAGTTCCTGCGGAAGGTGTGGCCGTGAGGCGCGTGGTCGTGGTTGCTGGCGCGACGTACTGGCTGGCGCTGTCCTCGGCGTTTGCTGACACGCAGGCCACTTGCACTACCGACACGGCGACGAGCTATTGCGAGCAGCCGCCTAGCGGGGTCGGCTCTTCCTCGTTCCTCTCGGGGTTCGGAATCGCGGAGCTGGCGAGCGCAACGCTCTTCGCGTTTCTGATCTCTTTTGTCATGGTCCGCCGGCTACTCCGGGCGGCAGGGCTATGAGCGTTCTTTCCCGGCCTCGGGTGAAGGGGCCAGTAGGCGACGGCGGACGTGGGAAAGCGGCCCCGCCGGACGATCTCTGTCAAATCGAGCCTCTGAGGGGAGGTGAATCCTGTGAGCAAGCTCAACCGCGCATATGTCGGCGCGGGTGCGTTCGTCGTCTCCATGCTGGCCATGGCTGGCGCGGCGCTCGCCACGCCGACCTACGACATCACGCCCGTGACCACGTCGGTCACGTCGGAGCTGACGGCCAACCTGCCCGTCATCCTGGGCGTGATCGGCGCGCTGATCGCCCTGGCGATCGCTGTTCGCGCCATCCGGAAGTTCGTCAAGGTCTAACGGCCTGGCGGGCGCGTGTTGCGCTCGGAGCTGTCGCTTTCCTCCTGCTGGTGGTTGGAAGTTGGGCGACGGCTCCGGGCGCTCGTGCGCTGCAGCTGCCAGTCGATATCGGCCAGGCGGCGCAGGACGTGGCGGCTGGGACGGCGACTCCGGTCGAAACGTCGGAGTACCAGGCCTATATCGACTGGGAGGAATACTACGGCGCGGGCGTCAACGCGAGCCAGCTGAGTTTTCAGACGATTGCCGGCCAGGACAACAATGTGGCGTGGCAGTCGGACCCGTTCATCAGCGAAATGGAAGCCGCGATCAACGGGTCGCCGGCCGGCGGCGCGACTGAGACGGCTGCTGGCGGGGAGCTGCTTTCAGCGGTCGAGGACGCGGGACTGATCGCGCCGGCTGAGGAGTCGCTAGGAGCTATGTGCCTGGCGACGGCTCCGTGTGTGGTCGCCGGCCTGGCGGCGGGGGTTGGCCTGGTAGCCGGCCACTTCATCTACGACTTTTTCAACGACGACTCGTCAGCGTCAACGTCTGGCGTCGGGTCGACGGTCGTCTCGGTCACCGCTGAGGAGAAGG